TATAGTATATACTTCTTGATAATAACTTGAATCATTTAAAAATTTGTTATTTTTTTCATCTCCACTATTAATGTTTAATCTCTCATCTTTATTTATAATTGAATTATTATTATTTCTAAATACTAAAAATAAAAAATAGAGTATTACAACACTAATTAATAATAATATTCCAAGAATTTCATATTGTGTATTTTTTACACCAAATAAATTATAATAATCATTTAAAAAATATACAAGTCCAAATAGTAATAGCGCTAATGTTATATTAATGTATTTATAATATTTGTATTCATATGACGCTTCATTAGATTTTTTAAATTTTATTCCATTTATTATTACATCTAAAAAAATATTTGCAGAATTTTTAAGAAATGCTACAATACTATCTGAAATATTGCTAACGGCTTTATAACCATCTATTAATTGCTTTTTTACTTCTACCATTATTAAATAATATTAATAATATAAATTATGAACTTTGTTTAAATTAACATTACGAAGTTAGTTAAAATTAACATTACGAAGTTAGTTAAAATTAACATTACGAAGTTAGTTAAAATTAACATTACGAAGTTAAGCAACAACTATTATTATAATTATTATAATAATTATAAGTTTTCAAATGCAGTTTTTTTGCCATGACAATCTCTACATAATGCTACTAAATTAGTAATAGAATTAGAACCACCATATTCAAGTTTAATAACATGATCCACTTCAAACCAAGCAGGTAATTGCTTTTGACAGTCTTTACAATGCCAATTTTGTGATGCAGCTACATATTTCTTTTTTGTTTCGCTCACACTTCGTTTTGTTGAAGTATTTCCAGATTGTAATATCTTTTGTTGCTGTTTTGTCATATTATTATAATTTGTGTTTATTGATTTATTTAAATTATGTGTTTCTCTCATATTTGTACCCGCACTTAAATTATAATTATTATTTAACTCATTTGTTATTGACTTTGATGTAAAATCTATAATGGGAGTTATAATGCTTGCTGTATTTCTATCTATTGGTAAATACTTAATGTAGCCATTTGTATTATGCACAAAATCTTTATAATTTGATGGGTTCTTCTTTATAAATAAATATATGCATAGTCCAACAAAAGCAATTAATCCCATTTTATAATATTTTTCATAATTTTTTAGTTTACTTATTAATTTACCTTCAAAATATGTATTTAATAATACAAAACCCGTTATAGTAAATATAAGCAATTCTAATTTCATAGTTAAATTTAATAATTATATTAAATAATTATATTAAATAATTATATTAAATAATTATATTAAACAATTTAAACAATTATATTAAACAATTTAAACAATTATATTAAACAATTTAAACAATTATATTAAACAATTTAAACAATTATATTAAACAATTGTATTAAATAATTATATTAAACAATTATTTAAAATATATTAAACGTTAACACTTATTCCTATTATTATTAACACTAATACTATTAGTAAACTTCCAAAAATGTATTTTTGTTTAGAGTTCTTTTCTTCATACTTTTTCAATTCTTTCAATTTATAGTTTTCATAATATTTATTCATTGCATCATAATATGTTATTTCGGGTTTTCCTAAATAAATATTTATTTTATTATGTATAAAATGCACCCATTTTATAAAGGATTCACGCGAATCTAAATATGGGGTCACAGGATATGCATCTAAAAATTTACTAAATACATTACCAATATCACTAATTGGTAAAAATAATGGTAAATTTGTTATAAAGTCATAATATTTTTTTTTTGTTGAATCGTTGCTATTATTGGGATAACTTAATGCAATTGTATATAACACAAACCAGTAATGCGGTCCCCATATTGTTGGATTCAATACATTATTATTTGACATATTATTATTTGACATAACTTATAAATAATATCAATAAAACTAATGCGTGGTTTTACCATAAAAACTATGCATTAATTCATATATTAATTTAAATGTGTATTTAAAATAAATATAAAACAATAACATGTAAATACATTAGACCAGTATTTACTCTAATTATGAATATTAAGAAGCAAGTATTTTGCAATAACTGTGGTAAGTTAGGACATTTATTTCATAATTGTCGAGTCCCCATAACAAGTATTGGAATTATTCCATTGCGAATTGTTAAAAAGTTTAATGCTAATTTAAAACAGCTTGAAAATGTTATTGAACTTCTAATCATAAAACGCAAAGATAGTCTGGCTTTTATAGACTTTATGAGAGGCAAATATATTATGGAAGACAAGAATTACATTTTAAACTTATTAAATAATATGAGCATAAGCGAAAGACAATTTTTATTGGAAAACGAGTTTGATACTATTTGGAGTTATTTATGGAATTATAATACAAATAACTTATACAGGAATGAAGAAAAGTTGTCAAAAATAAAATTTAATAAATTAAAACGTGGTTTTATAAGTATTTTAGAAAGCTATAATTTACAAGACTTGATTGATTTATGTGATAAAAAGTATATTGAACCGGAATGGGGATTTCCAAAAGGGCGTCGTAATTATCATGAAAAAGATATTGTGTGTGGATTGCGTGAATTTGAAGAAGAAACAGGATACAAAAAAAGCGATATTGAAATTATTAATAATATTGTACCATATGAAGAAATTTTTACTGGGTCAAATTATAAATCTTATAAACATAAATATTTTGTTGGCATCATCGATAGTAATATTAGTCCTATAAATGATTTTCAAATTTATGAAATAAGCGAAATCAAATGGGTAGCTATTGATGATGTATATAGTTATATTAGAGACTATAATTATGAAAAGACAAATATAATAAATGATTTAAATAAATTATTAAAAACATATAGACTATATATATAATGGCTGAAACTTCACCACAATTAAATACAGATAGTCAACAAATAGAGGAACCGGATGAAAATAAGAGAGAAGTAGAAGATAGTGAAGAAGTTGAAAAACCCGAAGAAGTTCAAGAAGGTGAAGACGTGCAAGAAGCAGTTGAAGAACCAGAAGAGGAACATGAAGAGGAACGTGAAGAGGAACGTGAAGAGGAGCGTGAAGAAAAAGTTGAAGAGGAACGTGAAGAACCTGAACTAATTGAAGAACTTGAAGAACCTGAAGAAAAAGTTGAAGAAGAAGTTGAAGAACTTGAAGAGGAACCAGAAGTAGTTGAAGAGGAACCTGAAGTAGTTGAAGAACTTGAAGAGGAACGTGAACTAGAACCAGTAAACAAAGGTGAAGGCAAAGACGATGAAGACGAAGATGAAGACGAAGACGAAGATGAAGATGAAGATGACGACGAAGATGACGACGAAGATGACGACGAAGATGAAGATGACGAAGACGAAGACGATGAAGATGACAAAGATGAAGATGCTATAAATTATAGCAATCCTCCGATCAATAAAATTAATAATTTAAAATTGGCACAAATGTTTAAAGAAAATATGAATAAATTGACATTAGACAAAAGTGATTTGGTAGATCTAGAAAAAAATGTTAAAACAAAAACAGACACTAAACATTTTTTAAATGCACTTGAATTATTAAATATGAAAGAGTTAAATAACTCTTTTGACGAAAATTATAAATATTTGTATCCACATTTAGATGATGAATTTTTTAATATTAAAATAGCAAATAAAGTAGAATTTGCAGAAAATAAGTTACAAGTAAATTTGGATTCTGACTTTGAAAAAATGAGTAATGAAATATGCGATAAAGATTTTGAGTTAGCACCATATCAAAAATTTATTAAGAATTTTCTATCAATTAATACACCTTTTAATGGCTTGTTACTTTATCATGGATTAGGTACAGGTAAAACGTGTTCCGCAATAGGAGTTGCGGAAGAGACACGAAAATATTTAAAGTATATGGGTTACAACGAACGTATTATAATTGTGGCTTCACCAAACGTGCAAGAAAATTTCTATTTACAATTATTTGATGAGAGAAAATTAGAATTTAAAAATAATAGTTGGACAATTAATAATTGTGCAGGTCAGGGTATATTAGACGAGATTAATAGCACACATAAAGATTTAACTCGAGAAAAACTAGTAAAAATTGTAACAAATATGATAAATAATTATTATTTATTTATTGGCTATACACAATT